GATGGAAAATGGCCGGGATTACCGATCCTTTGACACCGGGAACAAACCCCAATCCCTCACCGTTACCAACGGTAGCGGAGAACGTGACAGCGGCGGGCCAGCCCATAGCGCCAGTCTCACAGACCCAATTACAAGCGGAGATTGATCGGGCAGTTATTTCTTCCGGTTTAACCGCGCCTACAGAACTTGGTTCATTTGAAGAACCTTCCGTTGGGGAGTTGGCAAATCGTCTTGCCATCGTTGAGGCGAAACTGGCGAAGCTTTTGCGCATGAATTATGGCTCCACGGATTTTTCCACCATCTACTAAGCGGGGGTTGCCATGCCGCCTGATGATGTTGCGGAAGCCGTTGGCGAGGTAGCAGAAGCGGCTGCGGCTGCGGCCACGGAAACAACGGAAGCGCCAGCGGTTGTTGAGACTACTGCCGCAGACGCCACGGTAATTGCAGCGGAAGCCGCTATCGCTTTAGCGCAGGGGCAAGCCGCGAGTGCGGAATTGCAAGCCGCCGATCAGGTGGCTCAAGTTGAAAGGAGTATGGAGGAATGGCGCGCGGACGTATCATCGGAACTGGCGAGCCAGAAAATAACGCTGGCGACGATGCAAACGGACATGGCGGCGATGGCAACGGCAATCTCGTTATTATCGACGCAAGCGCCGTTGAGCGAGCCAGTGGTGACGGAAACGACAGTGGAACAGGACGGGACAATAACGACAGTGGAGGAACCCGTCGCCGTGGCCGTCCAAGAGGCAGCGGTGGAACCGCCACCAAAACCGCGAAGGCGCTGGATTTAAGTTCACTAACCGGCTTGCTTTTGGGGTTTCACGCTATAGCCGCCATCAAAGTGCCAGAAATGGCGATGACGGAACCGGAAGCTTTACAACTCAAAAACGCGATGGAAAATGTCTCGCGACATTATCCAATCCGTACCACGCAAAAAGCTATCGACATTGCTGCGCTTGTCGGTGTTGTCGGTTGGGTTTACGGAACACGTTTGGTGGCGATTGGCAAGCGTCGCGAAAACGAGAAAAAAGCGAAGGCTGCGCCACCTACTGATCCGTCGCAACCTGCGTGGCCCGATAGTGTGACGCCGTTTCGGCAATGAGCGATGATCGGCCATCATTTCGCTTTCCTACGGGAAAGCAACGGGTTTCGGTTATGGGGCATACCGGAAGCGGTAAGACACATCTTTCTACTTGGTTGTTATCTCATGCAGATTGGCACAGAAAACCGCATGTGATTGTAGACTTCAAATATGACGATTTTTTTCGCGAGATTGAACGCTCCACCTATAAAGGCATTGAAGAATTACAGTTGACAGACAAGATACCACGCAAGCCGGGACTGTATATCGTTCATCCTTTACCTCACGAAACAGACGAATTGGACGAATTTCTTTGGAAGATTTGGGAAAAGGAGCGTACAGGCGTTTTTGTCGATGAAGCGCACATGATGAGCCATAGTCCAAAGCATGGGGCATTCCGCGCTTTATTGACGCAAGGCCGTTCAAAAAATATTCCGATGATTACCGTTACTCAACGGCCAGCATGGGTTTCTAAATTTGTCTTTAGTGAAGCTGACTATTATTCAGTCTTTCACTTGACGGATGACACCGACAAGAAAAGAGTTATGGAATTTGTGCCTGCTGATCTTCGGAAAGACTTACCGGAGTATCACAGTTATTGGCATGATGTTGCGAAGCGCAAAACAAATATCTTAACCCCCGTGCCCGACCGTGCTACTATCCTTGCTCGGTTCCAGGCCCGTCTAGGTGAAGCGAGGCAATCTAAATGGAACGCGTTTACATCGCATGGACAATCGAGAACTGGCTCACGGTGGTTTTAATGGCCGCTTTGGGCTATCTTCTTTTTGCGCTCGGCGCGCGAGCCGTTTCTTCATGGAGTAGCGCGTCTTGAAGCTGATAAATTGGAACCTCGTCGCCAACCCGTTTAATTGGGTCATCGTTATTTTGATGATCGGAATTGCGGGCGTGGCAATCCACTTCATTTCTATCGGTATCAAGGGGAGTGCCACCTAATGCAATCGACGCAGCCGCAAATGTCACCGGCAGACGCCAACCGCGCGATCCGCGAAGCGGTTATCCGCAACGCTATCGACATGTGGCAAAACGTCTATGTCAACACGATCACCACCGGCATTCCATCGGCGATAAATATTCCGTTGCGCCCGGTTGGTTTGGTGAAGCGGCTTTTGATCGAACTTGTCGCGACGGTCACGGCTGGCGCGCAAAACCTCACGCTGCAAAATCTTGGGCCATCGGCTTTTTGGAACCCGATTGTCTTTAACGATTTGAACAACCAGCAACGGGTCAATACACCGTCATGGCACATGAACGCGGTTTCGACGATGAAACGTCGCCGCGTTTACGGAGCGGCCTACACCACCGACACTCCCAACGGTTACGGCAACGTTCTTTCCAAGACATTTGTTGCCCCGTCCACGATCAACGCAACAACCGCCGGAACGATTTACGGCTATTACGAAGTGCCAGTTACCTATTCGGACTTTGACCTTCGTGGCGCGATCTATGCGAACGTCACCAACGCGACGCTGTATTTACAGCTTACGGTCAATCCGAATTTGCTGGTTGCTTCGGGCATCGACCCGACGCAAAGCATGTATCAGTCAGGCGGTGCTGCTCCCGGTGTGTTGACCACCTACACCGTGAACATTTATCAGAACTATCTCGATCAGCTTCCGCTTTGGCAATCCGGCCAGCAAGCGGGAAGGCCCATGCTTCCCATGCTCGATTTGGGTACTGCATATTTGCTCAACTATTCGCCGCTTGGCGGTTTGGCGAACGTCCAAGACAATCCGCAGCCATACGCCAACTTCCGCGAGTTTCAATCGAGCATCATTTACTACGACAACAACGGCGTGGTGAATGCGGGAACCGACATCAACTATTTCGCCATACAATCGGCGAACTTCACCAACATCTTGAAAGTCGACCCGTCGACAAACACGATGCTTACGCGCATTTTGCTTGGCGATGACATGCCAAAAGGCATGTATTATTTCGATCACCGTCACAAGCCGATTTCAACAATCCAATACGGCAACATGACGCTAGTGGTTAATCCGTCAGCGGTCGGTGGGGCAGGTTCCATCCTGATTTTCGCTTACGAAGCAACCGCGCTTATCAACCTCGTCACCGGGGCTGGCGCGCTAAGCGGAACGTGAGGCGATATGTTAAACTGGTCGACCTTCACCGATTGGTTCCACGCTCCTTTCCGTGAGGATATGAGCGTGGTTGATTTGGTGTTGACAACTGGCCTTGTCATCATCGCCGCAATCTTTTGGCTTATCGTTCTCAGTCACTTACGGAAGGAATTAACCTGATGAATTTCCTACCGCAACATTGGCTGCTGATCGCAGCCGCGATTGTCGTGGGCTATGTTCTAGGGCGGAAATTTCCGCAACTCGGCATGGGCTATGTTTAGAGCGATATTTCTATGTATCGCTCTTTCTGGCTGCGCTGGCGCAATTGCCGGGGGAAGCATCGCAGCAATGATCCTTGCCGACGCTCCCCCGGCTCTTTCGGCTTTTTCCGCTATCGCGTGTAGCGTGCAAAGCCTATCGAACAAAGTTGGCGCGGTTCCCGTGTCAAATTTGGCTGGTCAAGGATGTGTTTGGTGAGCCAAGGAACTGTCATCGTTGGCGTCTTATTCGTGATGTTCATCATGTTCATTACGGCCAAAGGCGAACTGCCAACATATCTTGGTTTTTTGGTGTGATGAATGCCGCTCGCCTTTATCATCATCGGCGCGCTGGTCATAGTCACGGCGTACAAGGGAACCTACAAACAATTCGGTTCCCAACTGGCAACAGATTTCACCGGATCAGGGAACTTTATTTATTGGGTTGCAGCGGTTGGAATAATAGGGATGGCCGGTTACGTCAAAGCAATTCGCGCACCGGCTCGCGCTTTTTTGGGTTTAGTTGTTTTGGCTTTTTTCATATCGAACAAAGGTGTGTTCGCTCAATTCACTTCCGCATTGAGCAATTACCAACCGACACAAGGCGGTCAAGCTGGCGAGCCAGCCGCACCGGGAGCATTGCCGATACAAATTATTGGCGGAACCGGAACCGGAACAACTGGCGCATTGGGCGGATTGCTCGGCGGTATAACAAAACTTTTCGGTGGTGCGGCAACAGGTGGAGCCGGGGGAGTGGCAGGATAACATGAACGATCTTGGACAATCCATTTCCGCTATCGCGCTGGCAATCATCGGTGTTGCCATTGTCGCGACCATCGTTTCCAAAAACGCCAATACGCCAGCCGTATTGCAAGCGGCTGGAACGTCACTTGGCGGATTGATTTCTGCCGCTACGTCACCCGTCACCGGAAACAACACGTTTACCGGAGCGACGGTTGGCGCTGGCGCACCGATGATCGGAAATTTACTCGGTTCAACACCGGGAGCCTATGGGCTGGTAAGTCCGCAAGGGTCGGGAGGCTACGGCTGATGAATAGTTTTATGGAGGCAATCGTCACCATCGCACTCGCGATCACTGGCGTTGCCATCGTCGCCACGCTGGTTTCGCGCAAGGCGCAAACACCGCAAGTTATTCAGAGCGTAGGAACCGCCTATAGTTCCGCGCTTGGTGTAGCCTTAGCGCCAGTGACCGGAGCAGCTTACCAACCAAATCTTGCCTATCCGACAAACGCCATGTCGGATTTCACCCTTCCTTCAATCAGTTATCCCAATGCCTAAACCGCAGTTCAAATGGCCTAACTGGTTCCGGGGCCAAAAAGGCCCGCAGCCCGACGCCAACCTTGAACTTGGCGTGTTTTCCGGTGCATATGCGCCTGAGACGGTGTTGCAGCAACAACTTGCTCCCGGTTCCAATCGGTTTAATCTCGATTTCCGCCACGAATTTACACGGAGATTTGAGATTGACCCCCAGGCTCAAGCGGCAGTCTACACCGCTTTTGGCCTATTCGAAATGGGGCCAATCGGCGCGGCGACTGCAAACCGGATGCAATGGCGGACGGTAAATCCGGCTGCATACATGCCGATCAAAGCCGTTGTCGCAAGCGGCATTCCGCACGATGCTGGCATGTGGGATTTCCAACCGCTCATTGTCGAAAACCCCTCTCTCAGCGGCGAAACTGGCGCGTTGTCAGGCTCGGGTTATCCAGGTTACGCAAATGTCCCGGTAAATATGCAGGGTTACGCAGGGTAAAACCGTGGAAGATTTATGGGGCAAGATTAAGGGGTTTATGGAA